TCCGGACCACGTCACGCTGTACCGTGAGACGTCGCTGAGCTTTTTGGAGCTGGACGGCGGAATCCATGTAACCCGCGACAACATAGGGCGATGCAAAGGCAGAATAATTCCTAACCGTATATTCACTTCGACCAGTTTCCGTCAGCTCGGACTGCCGGGCCGTGACACGGTGATCGAACTGCACGTGCCCGCCGGGTACCATGGCGCGCTGTATATACGGGACCTTGCTCACCCACAGTATAAGCTACAGGATGAGGTCCTGTTCGCGCGCGGACTGAAGTACAGGATCCTTTCCGTTGACGCCTCTGGAGAACGGGTGTATATTAAAGCTGAGGTGATCAAAACATGATTCGGGAAGAAGATATCAGCCCATCTATGGCCTATCCGGATGTCTGGGGAGAGCCTATTGTGCCTATGTGCAACGGCTGTAAATTCTGGCAATATCAAAAAGATGTCTGTAAAAGATATCCAAAAGGAATCCCCGGCTCGATCCGATACGAGGAATATCACGAGTGCCCGGAGTTTGAGTTTGTCCCAGAGGATGACATCAACTATAAATATGTGAAAGCTAATATCGAGCGCCTGAAAAAATAACCGCTTTTGAATTATAAGACGAAACCACCACTCCACTCATGGGCGGTGGTTTTTTCATGCCCATTTTTCGGGAAAGGAGAGGACATTATGCCGAAAATGTGCCCATATAACCGGGCGCGCGAAGTGCAGCGCTACAAGCAGAAAAATGAGCTGGACGAAAGTGGGAATATCAGCAGCTACGCCTATGAGATGCGGGTAGACTTTATCCCGCTGCCATGCGCAGGGGAAGAGTGCGGGGCCTGGCGCGATGGCGCATGCCGTTATGCGTCTGTAAATCTGGACAACGAATGAAAGAATTTCCTCAAATTCAATAGCACAAGGCCCACGCCTCGGCGACGGGCCTTTTGTTATGCCCTAACCAGCTGCACGAGGCCGGGGAGGGCTCCATACTACCCCTTGCGCTGGGGATACAATACGCGCCCCGCACATACCGGGACTGGCCGGATAAAAAAGGATGGCGGGTTGAAAGGAGTTTTTATGCTGGAGTGGTTGAAAACCATCCTCGGCGACCACTACACCGAGGACATCGACAAGCAGATCAGCGCCGAGATCGGCAAGGGGTTTGTGGCCCGTGCTGATTTCAACAGCAAAAACGATGAGCTGAAGACCGCGAATGACACGATCAAGGGGTTGCAGGAGGCCGCAAAGAAATTTGACGGCCAGGATGTAGAGGGCCTTAAAACTCAGCTGAGCACGCTACAGACCAAATACGACACCGATATCGCGGCCGTGCGCAAGGCCAGCGCCATCGACATCGCGCTCGCCAACAGCAAGGCGAAAAACGGCAAAGCCGCACGCGCTTTGCTTGATCTGGACGCTGTAAAGCTGGACGGCAACAAGCTGCTGGGATTTGACGACCAGCTGGAAGCTCTGAAAAAATCCGACCCGTGGCTTTTCGAAGCCGACACCACAAAACAGGATGACGGCACCGGCGTACACGTCGATACCGGCGCGGAACACGGACAAGGCGGCAGTGCCGAACCGTCTGACGGCGTAACTGCGGCCTTCGCCGCTCTCAATCCTGACCTCAAACTGTAAAAGGAGATTTGAACAATGGCACACGAACTTCAGGACCGTTATTCTAAACTGGTGGACGCGAAGCTGCGCGCGACGCTGGTGAAAAAGGACGGTGTAATTTTCAATAACCGTTACGAAGGCAATCCCAAGGCTGGCAAGGTAAAGGTCCCTGTTCGGGACACCGAAGTAGCCGTGGCGGATTACAGCAAAACCGACGGCGCCGGCGCTACCCATGGCGATACCTCGTACATTGATGTCACCGTTGACAAGGACAAGGCCGTGAATGAGATCATTGACGGTTTTGACGCTGCAGCCGTCCCCGATAACCTGGTTGCTGACCGGCTCGATTCTGCGGCATACAGCATGGCGCTGCAAATCGAAAAGGATGCCACGACCGTGCTGGAGGCTCAGGCAACCACATTCGGTGACACCTCTGCCCTTTCCCCCGAAACCATCTATGGCACAATCGTGGATGTGCGCACTGCCATGAGCAAGGCACATATTCCCAATGACAACCGCCGCTGGCTGCTTGTGTCTCCCGAGACCTATGCGTTGATTCTGAAAAGTCCCGAGTTTGTCAGGGCTACTCAGCTGGGCGACGCGGTAGTCCAGACGGGTGCGCAGGGGCGCATTGCAGGCTTCAATGTCTTCGAGGACACCACCCTTTCTGAAACCACGGATTTCATTGCCGGGCATCCTGATTGGTGTACCCGCGTAAACGAGTGGGGCGTCAACGTTCACCTGCAGGATCTGTCCGGCTCCGGCAAGTATATCGGGGCATCTGCCGTACAGGGCCGCAAAATCTACGCCCACGCCGTCACCAAAAAGAAAGTCCTTCAGATCAAGAAACACGCGTAAGGAGACGTCTATGCTGTACTGTGATTATGACACTTACTCGGCCATGGGTGGTACTATGAGCGCAGAGCAGTATGGCTTGTGGGGGCCGCGTGCATCCCGAAAAATCGACGAGCTGACCCTCGGCCGTGCCGAGGGCCACGCCGCCGATCTTGAAACGGAGCTGGCCGACGCCTGCGCCCAGATGGCTGACGCGATGCAGCGTTTGGCCGCTGCAAAGGTAGCCGCCCCCGGGCTTTCCAGTGTGAATGTGGACGGCTATACCGAAAGCTATATGAATCCCACCGAGCTGGCACGCACTGCCGGGCACACGCTGTACAGCATACTTTCTGACGCGCTGGGACCCGACCGCTACGGTCTTTTGTATAGGGGGATGTGCTGAATGGTCCGCAATGCAGATATCACGCTGTATCACAAAGAATATGACCCCACCAAGCGCATTGATGTCTGGACGCATGCTCAGTACGAGGGGGTAAGCTGGCACGGCCGCCAGGCGGCCACGGTCGGCGACAACGGCCTCAATACTGCGGACGCTTATACCGTTCGTATCTTCACGAGGGCGGCTGCAGCTGTTGCCAGCGGCGATATTATCATCCGCGGGCTGGTTGACTTCGACGACCCGCAAAAGGCGCGCAGGGCTGCTGCAGCGTCCTTTCTCGTAACGTCTGTGGCGGACAACCGGCGCGGGCCGGACCACATGCAGCACTGGCGGATAGAGGGCAAGTAAATGGCAAACCCCAAACTCAAAATTGATACTCCCCGGGGAAGCCTCTACACCCAAGCCTCAAAAAGTGGAAAAGTAACGGC